CATGGCCGCGTGAGATGCTCTCTTTCGCCATTTCGGATGCGATCGTTGCTAAAAACGACATTGACGAGATAATTCGCATAGCAGGCAAGGAGAATGAAGCGGATATTAGAAACATTGTAAATCAGATAGACTATGACAGAGCAAGAAATGGTGAACGCACTGGAGGACAAGTATCTGGATCCGGAATGGAGGGAGACGGCAAGGCTTATGCGCGAGGGCAAGTTCGGCTCTCATTCCCCGGTAGGGTTTATGGACGCTTTGCTGGAGGCCGTTCACAAAATGAGCTTGGATACGAAGAAGGCATAACCCATTACCGCGTCCGTACCAAGCCTGCTCCCAAGAATACGGGCATCGGCTATAAGGTGTTCTATCGCGGCAAGGACGGCAAACTCTATCCTCCTATGGTGGCCAATCCCAATGGAGAGGCAACTCCCGTTGGTGTATGGCTGGATGCAGATGCGGCTCCCGTAGCTGGAAAGACCAAGACAGGCCGTCCGCAGGTTAAGGCTGGCGGCAAGGGTACGCAGGGCGGCAGCGGCGGTACACTCGCTTATCGTCCCGGCTGGCATCTTGGCGAAATCCCTTACGCTATCCAGTTCAACAGGATTAACCCTGCAACCGGACAAAAAGAGCTGTTCCCGCGCGACTTTGTGTGGGCCGAGGTGGAATATGCCGCAGATAACAACTATCAGAAGGATGCAGAGGCAGAAGGCATCAATGCCAACGGCAAGTTCCAGCACTCCCTTGCAGGACTGAAACGTGTGCCGGAAGATGGTTTCTACCGCTATCGTACCAATCCCAATCCACAGACTGACCCCTGGATTATAACAGGAGCTATGAAGGTTAACCGCGTCCTCACTAACGAGGAAGTGGACGAACTGGTGCGTGCTGCTGGCCGTGAGCCGCAGATGCGCGAGGGCGATGTAGTGCGCAACCGCGTGGCTGAAGGTGTTGAAGGATTCCTTTCCAATGCCGAAGAAGCCGTGAAAGGCATTACGCAGGAGAAAGCAACTCCCCAGCAGTGGGTGAAGATGATTGAAGGTCGTGGAGGTCTGAAAGCCGGAGAGGACAAATGGATTGGCCTTTTAGATTGGCTCAAAGCATCCGATAAGAAGACACTCACCAAGCAGGAAGTTCTGGACTACATCAACGAGAACAAGATTCAAATTGAGGAAACCCACTATACCGAATACGGCATCGAACAGGCAGAAAAGCTCGATGACTTGAACAGCGAGTTTGAGGCTCTTATTGCGGAAGGGGAAGAAGCAACCGGCTCTGTCTATACGACTGACCATGTAGAATGGGCTTTCAAGCAGATGGTAAACCGCTACGGCGATGATTTTGAAAGTGCCTTCAGATGGGAGCAGCAAAGCCCTGGTGTTTATCAGCTTGTTCCTGAGACTGATTTTTACGATGAACCAAACGAAGCTGCAAAATACTTCCTTGGGTCTGGGAACATTATCAATTCCACTCGTCTGGATTACACAACGGCTGGTCTTTCCAATAAGCGAGAAATCGCCCTAACCGTCCCTTCTATTGAGCCTTGGAACACCAGCGATAATGTACACTTCGGTGATGCTGGAGAAGGCCGTGCAATCGCGTGGGCTCGCTTTGGCGATGCTGTAATTGGCATGAATGGAAAAGCCTTGTTCATTGATGAAATCCAATCCAAACGGCATCAGGAAGGACGCGAAAGAGGTTACCAAAAGAAATCCTCTGCCCAATTGAACCGAGAATGGGCGGAGGCAATTAACCGCTACAAACTACTTTCTGACGAAGCAATGGACCCTGACAGGCCGGAACCGGCGACTGAACAGGAATGGGAGAAAGTGCGTGAAGCGCGAAGGGAAATGGATGAGGCAAGAGATGCGTACAATAACAATGCAAGGGCAATTCCCGCAGCTCCCTTTGAAAAGAACTGGCACGAGCTGGCCATGAAACGGATGCTCCGTCTTGCAGCCGAGGAAGGTTACGACTACATGGTCTGGACTACCGGTGAGCAGCAGGCAGATAGGTATAGTTTGAACCATTCCGTAGAAGATATTTCGTGGGAAACGGATGCCTTTGATGATAGAACCGTGTATATTGACCTCGCCAATGATGCGAGTTATAGATGCGATATAGACGAGAATGGCAAAATCACGGATGAAGAGCCTGGCGTTTCCGGCATAAGCGGGAATATCGGTAGGAATATTTCGGAGTTTGTCGGTAAAGAGATAGCAACACAAATACTCACTTACAAGAACCATAGAATAGAAGGGGAAAACCTCAAAATAGGCGGCGAAGGCATGAAGGGATTCTACGATGAAATCCTCCCGCGCTTCATGAACAAGTACGCCAAGAAGTGGGGCGTACAGGTGGAAGACAAGACCCTCTACGACCTTGGCGACGGCCCGTTGGAGGTTCACGCCATCCGGATCACTCCGGAAATGCGCGAGTCCGTCATGAAAGGCCAGCTCATGTTCCGCGAGGGAACGGAAAGCACCGCATCCCCTGTTAGTTACACCGAGAGCATGGGCGCTCGCAGGCTCTCTGCCAGCGAGACGGCCCGGAAGTGCGGCATTGAAATAGAGTTCCGTCCTTCCTCCCAGATGCAGTTTAACGGCAAGCCCCTTGCAGGCCGCTGGATAAACGGCAAGATGTATATCTGCCTGGAGCACTGCCGCGATGCTGCCGATGCCGTGCGCACCGTCCTTCACGAAGGAGTGGGCCACAACGGCCTCCGCAGGCTGATTGGCAACGAGAACATGACCTCATTCTGCCTTGACATGTTCCGCAGGCTCCCTACCGATGCCCGCACGGCCATTGCCGATGCAGCCATTACCAAGTATGGCGGGAATATAGCAGAAGCCGTGGAAGAATACCTTGCAGAGCGTGCAGAGGTAATGGACTTTGAGAACGAGGACTACGAGCGCGGCTTCTGGGATATTGTCCTTGACAGTTTGCGCAAGGTACTTGCCAAGATTGGAATTGACATTCCTCTTACACAGCGAGATGTGCGCTGGCTCATGTGGCAAAGCTATAACGCCAACAAGCAGACGGATGTATTGAACGAAGCCAAGCGGCAGGTTGTAGCCAACAAGCTGGGCTTTACCCTCCGTCAGCAGGCGGAGAAAGGCGAGGCCGTGCAGATTGCCCGCAACAAGATTGCCGAGGAAGTCCTTGCGCCGGCAGCACGCATCTACAACAAGGATGTGGTGTACTGGCTCAACCGGCTCCATGAGACCTGGGTAGACAAAGACAATTCCGTGCACAGCCTTGTTGCCGCACTGGAGAAAGCAACCGGCAAAGACGCTGCGGCCTTTGAGGATATTCGGCTTGCGCTGAACCAGCAGAGTTCTAAGGGACTTGCCGCCATTGAGAAATGGGAGCGCGAGAATTGGGTTCCCATGAATGACGCAATCAAGGCTTTGATGAAGGAGAAAGGCTGCGACCTTAAAGACATTGAACGCTATGTAATGATTAAGCACGGACTGGAACGTAACGAAGTGTTTGCCAAGCGCGATGCCAAGGCGTTCTATCAGGATTTGCGCGATACTGCCGTAGCCGCCATAGACAAGGCGTTGGAGAAGGGCACCATTGACCAGACCATCCACGACATGATGGTAGCCAAGGAAGATGCCAAGCTGGACAAGCACGTGAAAGCCGTGGATGTAGGTACGGATGTGAAGTACAAAGAACTCCGCAAACAGGACTACGGTGGTCTGACGGCACTGTATTCCGAGTGGGATGCCTACGACCCCTTCATGGAAGGTGTGGAATCCGAGGAAGAATACAAGGCGCGTGTGCTCCAGGCCCGTCATCCCAAGTACACCTACATTGATGCGAAGGGCCGCGAACAGGTGGATATGGCCGCAACCGAAGATGCGGCTATGAAGGAAGTAGAAGAATTTGAGAAAGGATTTGAAAAGCCCGTTGAGGAACTTTGGAAACGCATCAACAATGCAACCAAGGCTACACTCAAACACCAGTACGATGCCAATATGTTGAGCCGCCAGCAGTATTTGCAGGTGTCCGGCATGTTCAAGTATTACGTTCCTCTGCGTGGCTTTGCCGAGGATACTGCCGAGGATTTGTACGAATACTATCGCTCCGATCAGCGGGGAGACTTCGAGCCGCCGCTTCTGAAAGCAAAGGGCCGCAAGACCGAGGCCGAATCTCCGTTTGGCTTCATCGGCTCCATGGCTTCCAGCGGTATTGCTGCTGACATGAAGAACGAGACCAAGCTGGCCCTATACTACTTTGTTTCCAACCGTGCGGCAAATGACCTTGTAACCATTTCCGAGGTGTGGTATGAGAAGACAGGAACGGACGAGAATGGCAAGTCTATTTTCAGTCCGGTCTATCCTCCGTTCAAGGAAGATTTGAGTGGTGCGGATGCAAAGCAGGCTTACGAGAATTGGGAGAACGAGATGAAGGAGAAAGCGAAGGCAGGTCTTGCATTTAAGGGAACACGCAAACTGAACCTTCACAATTCCGTAATCCACATAGACAAGAACCAGAAGGATTCCCACATCATCAAGTTTAAGGTGGGTGGCCGTGACATGATGATGTATATTAACGGCAATCCCCGTGCGGCACAGGCCATCAACAACGAGCTGAACGTGGAAATGAGCACGGACTATCAGAAAGTGTTTGGCAAGGTGCTGCGCTGGTTCTCCGGCATCAACACCAGCTATAACCCGGAATTCTGGCTTTCCAATGCACAGAGGGATGCCCTCTTTGCGCTGATGAGCGTGGATGTGAAGGAGGATAGCGAGTATGGCAAAGCATTCCGCAAGAACTTCGGCAGGCTGCTCCGTGATACCCTTACTCCCGGCAAGAAGGGCGGTGCTTACTCTCTGAAACGCAAACTGGATAAGGGTGAACTGGGAGACGAGCGCCTGGATAAGCTCTACAAAGAGTTTGTTGAGAATGGCGGCGTGACCGGCTACACAACCCTCAAAAACAACGAGGAATGGGAGTTGGAGCTTCGCAAGTACACGGGACAGGAGAAACAGGCCGTTGCAGCCGTAAAGAATGCCTTTGAGGCGGTACAGCACTTTGGCGAAGCCATTGAGCAAATGACCCGTTTCGCGGCCTACATCACTTCCCGCGAACAGGGCAAGGAAATAAAGGATGCCGTTAACGATGCCAAGGAACTGACCGTGAACTTCAACCGCAAGGGTAGCGGACAGGCCATTTCCTTCAAGGAGGCTGCAAAGCTCCGTACCAAGAATGGCCATCCTCTCAATCCCGTTCAGAAAGCATTTGTGGTGGGTGCGTCCTGGCTCCCGGTCTATGGCCGCAGATTCATCATGTTCTTCAACGCATCGGTACAGGGCCTTAACGCCATGTATAAGCTGTTCAAAAAGGACAAAGGCCGCATGGGAACGTGGGCTGCGGCATACCTTGCATTGGGCGTTATTCAGGCCGTTATCCACGGTATGCTTGACGACGATGATGACTACCTGGATATTCCCGACTATGAGCGTCGCAACAACCTTCTGATTGGCGGTAAGGGCGTGTACTTCAAATGGGCGATGCCGCAGGAGTGCAGAGTGTTCTATGGTATCGGCGACATGGCCGTGAATCATATGATGGGCCGTACTCCGAACAAGAGCATCATCCGTGAAGCACTTGAATCGGCTTCTGATATTGCTCCGCTGAACCCTGCTGGTGGCTTGTCGGCCCTTGCGCCTTCGGCTATCGTGCCCATTGTGGAAGTTGCACTGAACCGCGACTACAAGGGCAGCAAGATTTACAACGACATGCGGTATCTCTCCGATGAGGAAAAGAAGCGCACGCCAAAGTACACCATGGCCTATCAGGGAACCGGAAAGCCGTACATCCTGCTATCGCAGTTTGCCAACTGGCTCTCTGGTGGGGATTATGCCGACGCAGGCTGGCTGAACATCAACCCCGCTTCCGTTGAACATATCCTCCAGGGTGCAACGGGCGGTGCTGGTACAACCATCGGCAAGCTTTATCGGGGCACAGTAGGACAGGTGCTTGGCGAGGACTTTGCCGTGCGCAATACTCCTTTCCTATCACGCCTTCTTACCGTCACGGACGATCGTTACCGTAATGCGCATACAACGGAGCTCTTTGACTACTACAAAGCCGAGGCGGAGCACACGAAGAAACTTATCAATACGTACATAAAGAATGACGATGATAAGAAACTGGACAAGCTCTACGACAGCGAGGACTACGAAATCATGCAGATTTACGAATCCTACAAGGGCATGATGAAGTATTACAACGAGGAGCTGAAATACACCACCGACAAGAAAGAGCGCAAAGCTCTGATGCGTGAACAGGATGCCCTGCGCAAAGAAATGATACAGGAAATATCCAGCATCGGCAGCGAATAGTCCCCGTTTGGGTAAAGATAGACCGCTTTCGAGAGTGCATTTTATGACCTTTGGGCCATAAAGTGCACTTTCTATGTTCAAAGCCGAACATCTTATAAAACGCAAGGCCACACCTGCACAGATGGATTCCGTGCGGGTGCGTCGAAAGGTGCTCCGGATAAAGGACAAAGACCCGCAGTTGCTTTCACGTTGTGAGCACCTGTGGATGAACTTTGCTTCCTTCCGCGAGGAACGCAAGCGAGGAAACCGCTTTTATGACGGAGACCAGTGGGGCGACCTAATCACCGTAAACGGGAAAACCATGACTTACAGGGAGTACCTTGTGAGCACGGGAAACATCGTTATTCAGACCAACCAAATCAAGAACCGCGTGGATACCATTGCCGGTCTCCGCGTGAAGGAGCGCACGGAGCCGGTGTGCAAAGCACGTGACAAAGACGAGCAGCCCTATGGCGAGCTTGTGACGGAAGGCGTGCTGGCCAACTCCGACAAGAACCAGATGAGCGAGCTGGAGCAGAAGTGGATCAAGGATGCCTGCAACGGCGGCTTGGCAGCGGCCTATGAATCCTACGACAACACTTCCGGGCCGAATAACCGCCTGGACAGTTGGACGCAGTATATTAACCCAAACCGCCTTTTCTTTGATGCGGATGGCGTAGACCCGCGACATTGGGATATTTCTGTTATCGGCCTTACGCGCTATGCAACCCGCGAGGAAATGTGCGCCCGTTTTGTGAGGGAACCTTCCGACTACGATGTGTTGAAAGAACTTTACCCCAATCAGTTTGCCGTACAGAAGGTGGATAGAGCGGGAGACTTTGAGGACAAGTTTGACGATACGCACCTTGTGTTCATGGATACTACCGACCCTGTTCGCTGCTATTTCTGCGAGGTGTGGACGGAGGAATCCCGCGCCAAGATACGCCTTCACGACACCAATGCCGGCAAAGAGGAAATTATAGACGCGGACGATTATGCCTACCGCAAGCTCATCAAGGCCGAGAACGAGCGCCGCAAGGCTCTTGCAGCCCAGGCAGGTTGGGGAGAGAACGACGTGCCGTATATCATTGGAGACGGCTATGGGGCAGACGAGACGGAGCGAAACGGCTTTTTTATGGAGACCTATTGGTACTGCCGTTTCCTGGCTCCGGACGGTACTATCCTTTGGGAAGGGGAAAGCCCTTACGCCGACAGGTCTCATCCTATTACGCTCTTTACCTATTCGTACATTGACGGCCATATCATCGGCTATAACCATGATGCGATAGACCACCAGATTGCCATGAACCGCCAGTGGGTCATGAGCGAGTGGCTCAAACGCGAGGGCGCAAAGGGGCACGTGGTGGTGCCCAAGGATATTGTCCCGAAGGATGTGTCCTACGAGGACTTTGCCCGCAGCTGGACGGCCATTGACGAAATGGTGTTCATTGAGCTTGACCAGAGCAAAAAGGACATGTGGCCGAAGGTTATCACGGGTGCAGCGCAAAACTACGATGCTTCCAACGAAATCCGGCTCATCAAAGACCTTATGGATAGTGGCTCTCCAATCAACGGAGCCTTGCAGGGAAAAGACCCTGGCCGTGCTACATCGGGAACCCTGTACGCGCAGATGACTACCAACGCATCTACGCCTGTGGCGGCATTCTTGGAGCAGTACCGCAACTTCGTCCGTCAGGCCCTTATCAAGAAGATGAAGAATATCGCCATGTTCTATGATGCGGAGCGCTGGCAGAAGATCGCAGGCAGCATTGACAGCCTTACAGACTTCTCGACCATTAACCTCAATGACGTGGCCGACATTGAAATGGATTTGGAGCTCATGGAAAGCGCAAACTCGCTGGAGGCCCGCGAAATGCAGGAGCAAGACCTTACCCAGATGTTGGTTGCTGGTATTATTACTCCCGACGAATACATGCAGCTCAGCCGCAAGTCCTATATTCAGAAACTTCGGCAGATGCGTGAAGCGCGAGCAGCCGAAGCGGAAGACATGCAACAGGCCGGGATGCCCGTGGGAGTCGCGCCGGAAGCGATGCCCCAGGCGGAGGCACCGGCCTAAATCAATTTCGCCAGGCGGAGACGTTCTTTCACAAAAGCGCGTCTCCGTATTTCTTTTTCCTCGCTTGTCATCCCGTTGGCACTAAAGCGGTCAGTGGTATAGTAATAGCATCCCCTTCGCAGAGTATTCATGGTTAGCAGGCGTGCGTGCACTCCGTACACGCGCTTTTCAATCTTGAACTGCGTCTTGTTATACGTGACAAGATGGTCGGGACGAAAGGAGTTGGCTGCAAGGTAAATAGTGTTGCCTTCTACGGCGTGCCTTCTCTCCGCTGCATCTACGCCCTGGCGGTAGATGTGACGGGCATAAAGGGTTACAAAGAAAATAGCTGGTTTTCTGAAAAGTTTCTTGAAAGATTCTTTGAGATTCATGGTATATAGATTTAGAGGTTTGTAAGTCCGTAGTGGTCTCCGCTGATTTCGTCTTTAACCGAAACTTCGACCTGTTTAATCCATGCGGGCCATGGCATTTCCTTGTAGCAGATCCATAAGCCTATGGCGCGGGACATCACTACATCGTCGTGCTTGCCGTGCTCTGCATTGGTCTTGCCGTGGTCTTCCATGTAGGATGCCATTTGTGAGCAGCAGTAAGTGCTGGGTTCGTCCCAGAGGTCGTCCCGCAGGCACTCTTTCATAAAGTTGATAATCTTGGGCTTTGTGAGTCTGTTGGTCTGGAAGCCCCACTTGTACACTATCTTGCCGTCGGCATCTTCTTCCGGTGCGCTGCGCATGTACAGGTTATTGTAGAGCTTGCTCACAATGTCAAGGATATACTCAAAACTGTCTATGCCGTTATTGCGCTCGGCATCCATGCTTTCCATGGTGTTGGATTCTATCACCAGCTTGGCATGATTATACCACTCCGCAAGGCGCATGGCATCGTAGGCTTGCAGGTCGGGGTCGGCCTTGTAGTTCATTTCGGCCACAACGCCGGGCTTTCCGTTGAGACCGAAGTCCTCCATCATCAGGAGGCGGTCTATGACGGTAATGGATGCAGGGTCGGCTCCTTCGCTGGCTCCGCGCCTTGGGTCAAGGATAACCAGATAGCGGTCGCTGACGGGCGAATCGTCCGGCTTTTCCCAAACACGGAGATTGCCCGTGGAGTTGGGGATGAAGCGGATATTTTGCAGGGCTTCTTCGCCCTTTTCTCCGTCGGCGACAAGGTCGCCCACATAAACAGGCTCACGGCATTTCTTGGCCTTCTCCTGCACCTGGAACGGGTCAAAGACGTGGTTTCCTGCCGTGAAAAAGGCTTGTTCGGGGGTTTCCGGAGCTTCGTTGCACATCTTGGCAAAGGATAGGCGCAGGCGGCGGTATCTGTACCAGTTGATATGCTCCAGCGTGCTGCCTATTTCCCATAGCCACCAATAGTATTTGCCGGGGTCTTTCCACTTGCCGTTGGGCGTTTCGTCGTTGCGGTGCTCATAGAGCCATTTAATAAACTCGCACAGGTCGTCTATTGGTTTAGTGTCGTATACGATGTCGCGGGAGGGAATAAACACTTGCTCATAGCCTCCTTTGCCGTCATTGCATGAGTCCCACACCCGCGCAAAGTAATCATCGGAGCTCTTAGCCGTAGATTCCATGACGCGCATGGTGTCCTCATCGTCCGTCATACCACCTTCAATATCGGCAATAATGTCTTCGGACTGCTTACCAGGCGTGTCTGGCCACACACCTACCTCGGAGTAGTGAGCTCCGTTAATATCCTTGGAACGCAGGGTGTCCGGCTTTTCTGCCGTACCAACGTAGATAAAGCCCTCCAAAATCTGTTTGCCATTCTGGTCTTTGATAGCGAAAGCGTGGCCGGTGCTGTCGGCAGGAGATAGGGATAGCTTCGTTTCGTCCGGCAGGCCCAAATCCCATGCAGGATAGTCCTTGATGGTGCGTTTGAGCATAGTAAGAATGGTCTGGGATGCGGACGAGGTATGTGCGGCAATGGCAAAGGAATGAAATTCGTTCCACTTGAACATGAGCCACACCTGGTAGAAGAAACAGAAGGTGGAGCCGCCCCACTGACGGGCTTTGAGGATGATAAGAGAAATGGGTGCACCCTGTGCCCGTAGCTGCTCGCACTTGGCATACGCCTCCAGCTGGGGGAGATTGAGCACATAGCGCACACGCTTTTTGAGCCGCTTGTGCCTGATCTTAATGCAGAAGAAGCCCCAGCAGCAGAAGTCGTACTTGTGGCGGATGCGCCGTAGCCTCCTTTCAATCTCCAGGCGGTCTGGCGCACCGTATTTCCACTTCTTTGTAGCTATGTAGTTGTCAATGGTCTTTGCCCTCTTGATTTCCTTTACCAGCTTGTTCTCCAGCATTTCCGGTGGCACCCACTGCACGGGGATGGCAAAGTCTGGAATAGATAGCTTGACGCGCTTTAGTCCTGTGAGTTCGGCAATGCCTTCTCCCGTCACAGGGTCGTATTCGGCCTTGAGACGTTTCCACCGCTTTTCGTTCTCGGCAAGTATGCTGCTAATAATATCTTCTTGCATCACTTGTGAGTTTTAGCCAGCCGCGTTTGAAAGATGCCCCGGCCATTCCCAGGGCAAATGCAGCTATGTGGGTTGTGGCGCTGAACTGCGGCACAAAGACAAGTGCTACGGTGACAACGAGGAACACAATGACCGTTGGCTGTTTCCACCACTTGCTTTTGAAGGAAGGGGTGCGCAGCCCCAGCACGGCATACAGGACATTGGAAAATCCGATGACGGGACGAAAGGATAGAGGATAGACCAGTATGGCTATAAAAAGGGCCGCTGGAAGCAGTCTGCCACATTTTCGTGACGGCACGAAAATGCTCCAGACGGCAAGACAGTTGATTGCAAGATGTAAGAAGTTGGCGTGGAAGAACGAGTACGAAAGCGCACGAAGCCAGTAATGCTCCGTTCCCAATAGATATTCCGGAGCACCAAAGACAACTTGCAGAGCAATCAGTAGTAGTATGAGCAATATTCTTACCATCCGTTACGCCTCCTTACCCTCTTGATTTCGCCATAGAGCAGGCGACGTGCCCCATCGGTGGTAATGTAGAATTCCGGTGCTGGTTGGTCTACAAGGATTTCCATGATGCGCTCACGGGAAAGCTTGCAGTCCGGATGGTCGGCAAGGTACTGCTGGTACATGCCGTAGAGCTGCCAGGTCTGTTTGCGGGAATTGGAATTGAGATTGATGAGAGATACTTTCCGAATAATCCGTCCTACAAGGTCTGATGCCTTTTTTGCTTCTATGAAAAAGCAGGGCGCTGGATGCTTGCTGGCGTAACGGGCAACTTCGCGCATGGACGCAAAGTGACCTTCTTCCAAGCCTTTTTTGTAAACGGAGTACAGGGCCTGAGCCTTCTTCCGTTTTAACTCTGTATCCCTCATACAGATTAAGAAGGCGTAGTCCCATCGCAAATTTAGTGAAAGTTTTTTACTTATCAAGTTTGAGTTGTGAAAGATAGACCGCGAGGGCCGTCCGAAGGCGGTATTTTTGGGCAGATTATGGCAAAGTAACTGTTTTACCCTATGGCAAAATCTGATAAAACCAAAAAACAAAGCGCACGCGAGAGCCTTCTTTCCCGCGCCCGTGAACGCTTCCCCGACCGCAACTTTGCGGATATTGGCGCAGAACCCACCGAGGGAACCGCCGATCTGGACGAAGCCATCAACGACATGCTGACGGACTACACCACGAAGCAGGCCGCTTACGATGAGAACAACAACAAACTCCGTGATCTTCTGATTTCCGACCCTTCCGCTGCCGAGTTCGTGCAGAAGTGGGTGGAGACCGGAGACCCGCGCACCGCGCTGGTTGAAACCTTCGGAGATGACCTGGGCATGTCCGAGGAAGGGCAGCAGAAGTTCAAAGACCAGCTTTCCAGCTGGCGTGAACGTAAAGCAGCCAATGATGCGCTGGAGGCCGAGGCCGAAAATAACTGGCAGGCATCCCTCCAGGCCCTTGAAGATTGGGGAAATGGGAAGAATCTCTCCCTGGAACAGAAGCGCGATGTAATGCTGCGCCTCATGGCCATTGTCTCCAATGGAATGGAGAACAAGTTTGTCGTAGAGGACTTCGACCTTGCGCTTAACGCTATCAACCATGACTCCGATGTGGCCGCTGCCCGCGAGGAAGGCGAAGTGGCAGGACGCAACGCAAAGATTGCCGCAGCCCGCAGAGACCGCACCGCAGCCGCTTCCATGCCTCCTGCACCTACCGGACGTCAGGGTGGAGCCATGGCCGAACCTAAACCCGCAACCGGCCCCAGCAGCCCCTGGGCCGGGATTAAGTAAACAACTCATTAAATCTTATCGATATGGGCATTTTTAATTTCCTTAAAACCCACAAGATGAGCGTGCTGTCATCGCTGCTTGTGGTCGCCGCAGCTCTGCTGGGAGCAGACCTCGGTTTTGCAATGGCAGTAGACCCCGTGGAGTTGTCGCCAGAAGCCAACCCTTCGGAGAATATGGAAACCTATGACGCTTCTACCAATCCCGGTGGCCGTCCTGCCGACGAGGCACTTCAGACCGACGAACAGGGAGGTAAGACCCAGCTCCAGAACAAGGCTGCAACCGCGACCGATGTGCGCGATGCCGGTCTTGAGGCAGAAGACTATGACAAAGACGTAGACGAGTTCCGTCCTTTCGCTTTCCCGATTGAGACCTACATCGCCCGTCAGTGCCGTCCCGTGAAGGTGAACAGCCCCGTGCATGGCCATTGGCGCACCGGCTCAACCGACCTGGATGCCGTATGGAACGGAAGTGCCGTTACCATTTCCCCTTCTGCATCGTCCACCACTCCTTACAACAAGACCAACCATGTACTGAAACTGGCAGTTGCCAACTTTGACAATCCGGAGTGTCTGACCGAGTTCTCCACCGTTGTAGTGAAGGGTGTTGCCGGTTACAAGAAGGATGATTCCGGTGCAGAGGTTGCCGACGGCGAACTGATGCTGTTTGTGCTTGACCACAAGGATTCCAGCGACCTTATCCAGTTCAAGGTTATCAACCCTCCTTTCGACACCACTACTCCCACCACCGTCTCTATCCCGCAGTATGCCGAGTTCAAGAGCATGGCTACCGCCTGCGCTGAATCCCAGATGCACGTGGCTTCCGAGACCTACCTGCCGGAGAAGTTTGACGTGTTCCTCCAAAAGAAGATTGTCACCTGCGTGATTACCGATGCCCTGGAAGAGCAGATCAAGAAGGTGCCGCACACCAAGCAGAAGATTCTGGCCAATGCTGAATACAACTTCAAGCGCGAGTGCGCCCGTTCCCACTGGAATGGCACTAAGGCCCGTGTTGATGTATTCGTGCCCGAAACCGGCAACCGTGAGGCTGTGTACTTTGAGAATGGTATTCTCCGTCAGCTGAACATGCTGTACACACTGTCCGGCAATGTGCTCACGGATGATGACCTCCTGGTTATGTCCACCCTCCAGTTTACCGACAACAGCCAGTCCGATGAAGCTACCGTATTCTGCGGCAAAAAGGCCATGCAGCGCCTTATTAAGCTGGTGAATAGTGCTGACAAGTATAAGGATGTGGGCAAGGTGGAAGTGAACGACTACGGTATCAAGGTGCGCAACTACCGCGACAACTTCGGTTCCTTCGAGTTCGTGTACGATCCTACCCTGAACGACATTGGCTATGAGGAGGCCATGATTGTGGTTGACCTCCGCCATGCAACCCGTCCGTACATTGTGAACAACAAGACCACCCAGCGCGACATGAGTAAGACTGGCGAAGCCCGCGAGGCCAAGGAGTACAACCTTGTGAAGTATGACTGCGTTGCCCTGAACGGCTTTAACTCCATGCTGGTTCTTCCTGCCAACGCGGCTCTTGCACAGGCTAACCTGGGCGGCATTATAGCCAGCTTCTCCAGCGTTTCTGCCCTGCCTACCGGCGAAAGCCTCACCGATGCGGCCAAGCTGCTGAAATACTACCTCACCGCCGACGATGCCACTGCCGGCTTCAAGAAAGCAGACATTGTTGAGTGGGACTTCGACCTCAACACTTGGACGAAATTCCAGGGCGTAGTACGCGCCTAAACCCTAATCCCGTGGGGCGGGAGCAATCCCGTCCCACTATTTTCTTAACATCGTTATTATGCTGAAACAGTATGGAATTTATGGCCAGACACAGGCTATAATCAATTTCCCCATCAATGATGGGCAGGCATGGTTCACGGCAGAGTTCGGACGCGGAAGAATCGGGGCAGGCCCGCAGAACCGCCCGGCAACCTATACCACGGCCAATCCTGTCATTCAGGGGATCATTGAGAATAGCAAGGAGTTCGGCCATTTAATCAAACTCGTCCGTGTGTCGGAAGAAAGCGAAGAAAAGAAAGCAGCAGCCCATGAGGCCCCTGCCCTCGCCGTTCATCCGGAAATATACAGCAAAGAGGATGCAGTGGCTTTCCTCAAAGCAAACGGAGCGAAAGCCGTCCACCTCAAGGACGATGAAGCTATCAGGAAGTATGCCGCCAAGATTGGCGTGAGCTTCCCCAATTGTGACTTCTAAACAAGAGACGCCGAATAGCCATGGCTAAACTCTACCTCTCCGATGCCATTGCCCTTGTCCGGAAGAATCTGGACGAGGTTGAACCTAACGGCTCAGTGATGTATGAAGACGAGGGAATAGACAATCTTTCCCTGGACGACATCATTGCAAAGCACCTGCCGGAAGCCATCAATGCCGTGCATTTGTCGGCTCCCGTGCAGTTGCTGGAGGGGAAACCTTACGAAAGCTCGGATTTGGTTTCCGTCAGCATCACTGACGGAATCCTTTCCGTAGCGCTCAAAACCGATACAAACTACCTTCGCCTGGTGGCCTTCCAAGCTGCTGACTCATACATTGTTGTGACAGACGTGCTGGGCGAAGCATCCCCGGAAGGCCGCAAACAACTCAATCCTTACCTTCGCGGACGGGCAGATCGTCCGCGGCTGGTACTTATGCAGGGACGTCACTCCGGCCCTGTGCTCAAATACTACACGCTCACGGACGGTTCAGCCTATGAGGCCAATCCGGAGAGCGCCATTTCTCGCCTGACTTTCGTGCAGGAGCAATTCTACATTGCAGACAATCCCAACGGGTATGACATCTCCCGCCGTCTGCGTCAGAACATCATAGACTACCTTACCGCCATGGTGCTGGAGACCTACAATAACCAGCAGGCGGCAAGCTATTACCAGAAAGCAAATTCTTATTCAACGATATAAGCAATGGAACGTATCAGACTCGGAAACAATATCGCCATTTCTTGGGCGCTGTATGACCTTAATGGCCGTGTTCACAGCCTGGAGGACAAAGAGGTTCAGATTTATGTGTCCTGTGGCGGTCTTAAACAGGCCGTTACGGATTATACCATTCAGGGAAACGTGGTCTCCTGGGTTTTCCTTGGCACGGAGCAAAAGAAGGTGGGCCTTTACAAGCTCATCCTCGTGGAGACCGATGCCCTCTCCGGTGCGCAGGTGGTAGATGTGGCCGAGGCGTTCCGCCTTGTTTCCGAGACCCTTTCTGCCGTTGAGACCGGCGAAGTGACCAAGAATGTATCTGTCCGTTCCGTTCTTACCTACTCCAACCTCGTTGGCGTAGAGAGCGTGGATGTAGTGGAATCCTCCGAAGACGGTGGAACTAACCTCGTCTCCATCCGCCTCGTTGACGGGAATGTCGTGGAGATTCCTATCAAGAATGGTTCCAAGGGTGACACCGGCGCGACTGGCGCAACCGGAGCCACTGGCCCGAAAGGTGACAAGGGCGATATTGGCGAGCGCGGCCCTGCCGGCATTGATTCCGTGGAGGCTTCTATCGGCACTAATGACCCCACGCAAGCTCCGTCCGTTGACAAAGACCTTACCGAAGGCGTGCTGTCTCTTACGTTCAATAACATCAAGGGTGAAAAGGGAGATCAGGGAGAGCCAGCAGTTGCCGTGGATAAATTTGTGACCGTGGAAGCCACCTCCAGCACTACGTCTGCAACTGATGTCCTTCCCGCCACCGGTTCTTCCGACACCGTGTACCGCGTTTCCAACTGGGACGGAACGCAGTATGATGATACCGCATACACCGAATACGGGTGGTATAATGGCGCGTATAAGCAACTCGCGACCAGGACTCCCGGTATTGACGATGAGCCTACTGCGAACAGCTCTAATCTTGTCAAGTCTGGTGGCGTTGCTTCGCAGATCAGTCAGTTAGGCCAAGAGGTTGATGACCTAAACAGAGAAGCACCAAGAGTGGGTAACGCAGGGGGCGATGTAGAACTTGCCATTGAGGATATGGATGGGAACGCAATTGGCGTTTTTTCAGAGGGGCATTTTAAGACAAAAAAGTTTGATTCCTCAAAAGTTGGAATACAAACAGGAGAAGAATTGGTTGCCGATTTCACCATTACAGATGAAGATGGAAAGGCAATCTTAAAACTTTCTGATGGGTATCCTTTTACCAAAGGATTTAATGGTGAGAAAATTGCCAAGAACAATGAATTGGTTTCCGCCATGAAACCATATAAGACCACTATTGTAAGTATTGCAGACTACAATAATAATCTTATGGAAGTCTTTGCTGCAATCTCTCCTACGGAGGAAAACCACTATATCATTCTAATTCCGGAGGGGACATACAATGTGGATGAGTGGTTCACACCTGCACAGATTGCAGGTGATTCATCGGATTTCCGGGGGGTGGAATTGCTGAACTACACAA